CTTCATCAGTACTTTTCTTAGCAGTTTCAGTAATTCTTCTTACTCGATTACTAGCTTGACCTTTATCAATATAGCTTTTATAACCTTTTTTAATTTTTTCTTTTATTTCTTTTCTAATCCCCATGACCTTTTATTTTTAATTATATATTTTATGCTTTACTTACTTTTCTTCCCATTCCTACTCTAGACTTCTCAGCTTTCTTTGAAGCTAATTTAGATGGTGTTAATTGATATTTTGTTTTTGGTGTCTTACTAGAAACCTTTTTAGTAGGGCGGCAGTATTCATTTTTACCACCAGCCCCACAAGGTTTTCCAGACTTTGTATCCTGCCACTTCTCTGCTTGCCATCTTTTAAGATCACTACCAGCTTTAGTCTTCCTAACTGTACCTGAACCTTTACGGCATTTGGCAATAGCTTGAGAAGCTCTAGCTGAAGGGAACACGGCATACCGTGCTTTTACTTTAGAATAACAGGCATCTTTTGGCATGACAATTATTTGCTAGGTTCTGCAGTCTTAGGAGCTGTGTTACCTCTTCCACCTGCCCAACCACCAGGGTTAGTTTGTACAGATACTTTACCATTAAGTCCTGGCATAACACCTTTTGAACCTGGTACTTTTTGTACTGGTAAGCTGCCATTAAGACCAACCATAACACCACCTGTCTTACCTGTAGATTTTTTTGCTGTAGTTTTCATTATATATAATTTATGTGTTCCAAAGTTTTTCAATTCTATTGTTCAAGTCTTTTAATACATCCTCATTTAAAGGGTTTTTCAAGAACTCAACAATATCAGATGGGTTTCTACCTAACAACGTACCTGACTGTGCATGGTATGCATATCCATCTGCCTTATTAATAATATACTTAAAAAATACGGAATCTTTAACAATTGCTTTAATTTTTAATGTTTCCATATCCATATTTGCTGCATCAATGAATCCTTGAGCTGCTCTTTCTTTGTTACCTTCTGTACCTTCACCATTAATATGTCTATCCATATTATCATAAAGTACATCATTAGAAGTATGTTTCTTATATTGAATACTTGCTGTATCTACTGCCTTAGCAATGTAGAATAGCTTAGTACTATTTTTATCAAATAGTTTTTGTAATTCTGCAAGGGCTTTGTTCTTAAGTTTCTTGTACTCAGTTTTTGCTCCTGCAGTTTCTTGTTGTTTGTCTAAGTAAAACTTAGGTGGTATAGCTCTTGATCTTGCTTCATCATAGCTACGTGATATAATAGAAAATCCTCCTGCCTCTATTGCATAAAGTTTAATTCTATCAAATGGATCTTTAGGATCTAAGAATATTGGTTCATTACCACAAGAGATACTAATCTTATTCCAGAAATCTGCATTGTCTGGTTTTAGTAACTTTACTTTATTCCAGAACTGATCATCTTCTATATCAAGAACATTTGCAGCTAATTCTTTTTCTAACTCTGCAATTGCTGATCTGATCTCTCTAACTCTTGCTTCCTTCTCTTCTAAGGGAAGTAATTTAATGTCTGGTGCAAATTCATTAAGTCCTGAAAGATATTGCACCACACCGTTTCTTTCAATACATGCTAGTTGTTCAGTATGTGTAACTCCATCAAATAGAGATAACCCATAAGACTCAAGTCCCATGTTAGATACTGAATTGTCAAAATAAGGTTTAACTGAGATAGCAGACTTCTTGTTGCTCTCTCTAGTTTCTACCATTGTAAAATTTGTTGCTTCCATTTTGTTGTTGGTTTTAAATTATTGGTTAAAACTAAAAAAAGGGAGGAGAATTTGCAAACTCCTCCCTAGTCTTAGGCTTCTATATATTAGAATGATCCACCAGTGATTGGGTTTCTCATAACAATTTTCAAGACTTTAGTTGGATCTTTAACCCAAATAGCTGGCATTGTTTGAGACATCATTACACGGTAACCATTGAATTGTCCAGAAGACTGGAACCCTTGAGTACGGCCCATATAGTCCATTGTACCATTCTGATACCACCACTTCAATTGATTATCCCAAGACAATTTCAATAAGAAGATGTTGTCATTAGTGTTATCAGTGATGTCAAAGATAATGAATGAGTAAGAAGATAATGGGAAACCATCAATGATTGGGTTCTCAATATCATTTGTATGAACGTTGTCAAATGCTGGGTTCAACACAAACTTAACGTTAGCCAAGAATGGGATAACATAAGAAGTGTAAGCAAATCCAAAGTTCAAGTCCATACCTTTACCAGTGATTGCACCGATATCAGCAGCTTGGATAAGAAGACCAGAAGAGATAGCTTCTCTCTTGATAGCTTCATTAACCATACGCATACCACCCATACCAGTTTGAACTACTAGAGAACGTTTTGGATCTGGACCTTGGAACTCAACCTTACCATTGAAGAAGTTGTAGATCTCTCCACGGAACAAATCAAGTGTAAAGTTATTTTTGTTGTATACTCTTTTGAATGAGTTATCCAACTGCTTCCAAAGACCCACAGACAATCTGATATCATCTGGACCGTCTTGACGTACTCTACCTCCTTGTCCCCACATCAAGTAAGTCTCAATGTCAGATGCAACTTTAGAAAGGTGAGCTGCTTCCATGTTAGTCAAGAATGTACGTGAAAGATCTCCATTGTCAAATGCTTTTTTGACAGAGTCTTTACCCATAACCTTAACCATATCCTCCAAAGAGTTGATTGATGGATCAATAGATTTGTCAAATGATCTCCAGATCTCAGTTACAGGAACTGTACCATCTGCATTCATTCCACCTTTGATCATCAAATCAGCACGTGAAGAAATAGAATAATGTACGTGTGCTTCTGCTCCTCCTACAAAGTTGTAGAACTCACGGAATCCAGCATTAGTGATGATGTCAGAGAAACGCTCTCCATACTCACCTCTTGCAGAACCTTTACGGAACACTTTAGTACCATTAGCCAAATACTTTGAATCAAGATACTTGTAGTTATCATTGTTCACAAGTTGTACTGTATAGATGAATCCATCTCCAATTGGAAGGATATCCTCATCTGTAATGTACATCTCAACACCGTTGTATTTGTCATAAGTGATGATATCACCATGTCCAAACTCACGCTTGTTAAGTTTAATTTTGAATGTAGTACCATCTACACCTAAAACCTTTCCAGGCTCTTCAATGTTCTCAACAATGTAAGGAAGGTCAATGGAAACCGGAGTCTGCCATTTGTACTCTCCACGAGCATTGTCAACCATGATTACATTCTTTCCTCCAAAAGAGGACATCTGATAAAGGGGCATTTCAACCTTCTGAGCCATAGCCCATAGATCTACAGGACCTAAGTCCATTGGTTCTGCATCCTTCAACATGTTTTTTAGGTGGTAAGAATCCACATGTGAACTAGCGTTATACGCAGTGTCACGCAGGAATATACCATTGTTTAAAACTGGAGTTGCCATTTGTATTTGTTTTTGTTTGTTTGTTACTTATTTAATTAAAATCTTCTAAACATATTTCCTTGGTTTCTAGAAATTGTTTTTTGTTGTGTTGCTCTTCTTGGTTTATCATCATCCTCTTGTTGAGTAGATGAAGTAATTTTTCTTTGTTCTTCAGTCTTGAGTTGTCTTACTACTTTTTCTGTAGCTTGTTTTCCTCCTTGCTCTCTTATCTTTGCTTCAAACCCTGCTTCATCAGCAAGTAACCAAAGTGCCTTAGCAATCAAACCATGATTAGGTTCTACAAACTGATACTTCTCTAGTAGGTGTCCTAACAAGTTAGTAGGCTTACCTGATATAGAAGGATAGTTTGGTTGTACTAATCCAGAGTAAAGCAAGCTTTGTACTTTCTTGTCTAGCTTTATGCCTCCAAGCTCACCTGCTACTAATGTATTATATACGTTATCTGTATATGCTTTAGCAGCGTGTTGTTGTTGCTCTTTCTTAGCTTCTTGTTCAGCTAGTTGTCTTGCTACAATCTCATCTTGCATTCTGTCCAACTTCGGCTTAAACTGTTGTGCTTTCTGACCTAGCTTATCTAAATCTCTCCAGTCATCAATCTCAGCTTCAATTTCTTCAGCAGTACCAAATCCTGTAGCATATAGATATTGACGTGCAATCTCTTCTTGGTCATACTCATTTGTAGGATCAAGTTGTACTATCTCTTCTACATGTGCAAGTGTTCTGAACAATCCTTTAAGATCTTGTCCACCATCTGCTACATACTTAGCTGCAATCTGAAGTTCTTCTGGCAATGCTTGAAAGAACTCTTTTGGAGTATTCTCACGTATTTTGTTTTCTCTTTCTTGAAAGTTTGCTTCAAACAACTCTCTGAAATCTTTTGTTGTGTAATCCTCTAAAGGTTTATCATCATCAAAAGCAAACAAAGTACCTTCCTCAATCATCTTAGTTGCTAACTCTGCAAGACCAGACTTATCAATCTTTGGTCTTCCTTTGTTACCAGCATCTTCTTCTTGAGAGATTAACCCATCAAGTTCTGCAATAGTAGCTTCTACTTCTTGCTTTACTTCTTCTCTTTCCGCAGGTGTCTCAACTTTGTTGTCACCTTTAGGTTTGTCAATGAACGATACATCTACTGTCTCCTTAGTAAACACTGACTTTGGTTTTTCTGGTTCTTCACCACCATCAGGTAGCATGATATTCTCTGCTCCCGGTGTACCAAATAGTTCATCTAAGTTAACATCTACTTGACCTACCGTTGTAGTATCAAGTGTCTGAGCACCATTGTTAGTGATGTCTTCCATATTTTGTTGGTTTTATTTGTTACTTATTAATTCAATATAAGCAAATTTAACTAGATAAACTTCTAAAATTTAAAAAGCAAAAGTATTTTCTGGCAATATATAGCTAACCTACTTTCCTTTCTTTTCAGAAGATCCTTTATCAAATCTGTTTTTATTAACTTGTGCTACTTGTAATTGCTTATCTGCAATGTTTTGTTGTACTTGTAGCTTCTGTCTTTCTAGATCATTTTTCTGTGCAGCAAGGCTATTTCTATTTACTTCCTTCTGTCTTTCAAGATCTGTTTGCTGCTGATATTGTTCACTTGCTCTGATCTCTTTCATAGAATCTTGGAAATCAGATTGTAAGTTTTGATTAACATCAGTCATTGCACCCATACCAGCTGCTCTAATTTCAGCAACAAGCACATCACGTTGTCTGTTTTTCTCAGCTTCCATTGCATCATAATCAAGCTTAAGTTTTTGCTGTTCAGCCTGAGCTTGTATTTGTTCTTGTTGCATTTGCTGTTGCTGTTGCATCTCTTGTTGTTTCATCTGATTTACTTTTTCTTCAGATGCTTTAAGAACTGAATTAAGTTCAGCAATTGAATCAGACTGCACAACTTTACCTAAATCATATATAGAAGCTCCAGTAGTATTATTATTAAGTGACATAGATTTAAGTTGCTCTAGTATTGCACGGTGGTTAGCCGTTGTACTACAGAAGATATTTAAATCTCTCATTAATAAATCAGTACCATTTATCTGGAAGTTTACAGTCTCATCAGCAGAAGTCATGTACTGAAGTCTTGTTGATGGTTTAGTAGAATGATAATACTGTGCTAAGTCTGTACGCATTTGGTGTACTCTTGGCATTAAGTAATCACAGTGCTGAATAAAGAATACTTCAGTTTGCGCATATGAGGCATTCACAGCTTGTTCAACTCCTGTTGCTGTTTGCTGTGAAAGTTGTTGCCCCATACGCTGAGGATTCACACCTATTACTTCATAAGCTTGTTGCTTAAAGTAGTTGGCAAGCTGAATCCTTGACATGAGTCTTTCTGTCTGAGACAGATCAAGTTTTTGGAAATGCTGAAAGTTTAATGCATTCTCTGTATTTGTAATAGATGTATCAAGTGGTAACATCTGGAAATTCTTCATTGCTACATAAGCTTTGGCATAATTTCCTTTACCCCAATCTTCACCTAGTGAATGTTTAGGCAGAGTATTCTGATCAAGCAAGATAACAGTACCAAGTTCATCAACTAGAATGTCTGCAATTTGATTGTTTACTATGTTGTAAGCAATCTGATATGGTTTCATGAGATCCAGCAATGCAGTTGACTTAGTATTCCTATCAGAGAATACTGCACCTTCTACTGGAAGTTTGCATCCGTATAATGAGTTATCTCCTTTGAACTGGAATTTTAATGGGCCTATCTTATTTTTTTCTACGCCAATGTAGATAGGTGTAAATCCTCCAGGGTTATTCATACCCCAGAATGATGGAATGTTTGGTCCAATCTTTACACCACCCCATACTTCATTAATCCAGATCCAGTCAATATGTTCACCATATACTAGATTGTCTTTTGATTTATTTTTGAATAACCTATTGTCATATATAGGTTTATCTGTAATCTTATAGTCTTCAGTTATTACTTCTGTAGTAACTTCTCCGTTCTCAGCTATTTTAGTTAAGTGGCCTACTTTACGTTGAGACTTCCAATATGCTGTAGTTACTCTGAGTAAGTATGCTGTACCGGCAACATTGTAATCTTCTCCTTCTGCTAATATCTGTGAGATAACATCTCCTCCTTCTAATATATTCCCTGATACCATAGATGTATACTGACGGTATGCAAGAGAAGGTAGGTTAGTATTCCACTCATGTGTCTTAGTTGCATCATAGTAAGAACCATCATTCTGTTGTCCACCAATATTATAACCTGCAGATCTAATAGGATAGATAGCTTCTAATGCCTCCAATTGTTCTGTAGTCATTAGGTATCCATATCTGTCAATAACATCAGCTACAGTAAACATATCTGTTTTACCTACCCAGTTAGCTTGAGATATATATCTTGCATCTGGAGACTTATGATAAAAACATAATACAGGATTCCATAACTCTACATCATAGTCATCCTCCATCATGCGCATGTGCCAGAACTCACGGTCTGTAATTAGAGAGTCACGGAAGCCACGCTCTTCTAACTCATCCATCTTAAATCTTTCAACATCTACTTTATGTTGATGTGTAGCCCATTGTTCTACAACTGATCTATAATCTTTTTTATAAAAACCTTCAATCTCAGGAAGTGACTTAAGATTCTGAGGAGCCATTTGTTGTTGTGCTTCTTCTGAATTAGGATCTAATCCTTGTTCCATTAGAGCTGCAACTATTTTCATCTGTGCATCTTGTAGTAATACTTCTTCTACATCTGCACGTTTTTGCTCCATCATCTCATTGTAAGAGAATTCATCTACTGCTCTATATGTAAGTTTAGTTGATCTCTTAGCAAATTCAGCTACCAAAACATTAATAACATTTGGTATAATAGGATAGAACTTAAGTTCTAATGCTGAGTAATCTTCTTTTGTAAGTGTCTCTACTATATCTCTGTATTCATTATCTTCTTCAATGATATAGTCTGATTTATCTATGATGCCTTTAGCAAGCTTGTAGTTCTTCATTAGTCTACGCGCATTCTTCCTGATTTGCTTAAGTCCATTCCACTCAAGCCAGTCTAAGTTCCATGCTGCCCACTCCTGGTCTTTCTCTGTTTTTGGTATAAACTGTAATGGCTGAGTAATACTACCCATCCTGTTATGTTTCACTTTAGCTCCAGCTTTGAGCTGCATTGCGTTATATACCTGCATAGCTTTTATTTAATGTTTTTAAATGGTGATCTTTTCATACCTTGACCCATTCTGTTTGAGCTCTTTCCCATATGACGGAAAGGGCTGCTATTTAATTTATACAAATTTTCTGACTTTTGCAAGTTTTTAGCCACATCATCCATAATAGTTCTTTTAACAAAACCACGGTTTGACTGCTGTATTTTCATAAATGCAATAAGTGCAGAGAATGATACTAGCCTATCCACGTTGAGTCCTTCTGTATAAGCTTGCATTTCTTTTAACAACATAGGATCTGGAATACGTTCTATACCATATGTAGTTTTTACTATTGTTCCATCTTCTTTTGTTGCAACATCTATTTCCTCTCTAGTATATTCAATAACATAACTTAAGAGGTGTGACTTAAATAATACTCCTGTGTTCTTCCATCCATACTCCTGGAACACATTAGCATTAGCACCTAGATCCTTTAAGAATAATATTTGATTCTTTGGAACTAGATACCTTTGCTTCTTTCTAGAAATCATATACTGAATAAACAAAGAGATGTTATTCTCTATTACTGTCCAGGCGTTATACCATTCTATGATAAGCTCTAATCTCTCATGAGTCTTTTTTATATCATCAAAACGGCCACACCAAGCTGCCACAATTTTATCTTGTTCTATATAACTCTCAACCTCAACACCTGTATGCTTGCTCACTTCAACTGGAGCTTTCATTACATATATTGAACATAGTGATTCTGAGGTAGTTGTCTTTCCCTCAGACACAGGGTCAATAGAGGCATAGTATATTCCAAAGCCAGGATCTTTTACTGGTCTTTCCCATACTACTAGTGTACCAGTTTTATCTTCTGTCTTCTTAGATATAGGAAACTCAGCTATAGGAAGTTTATTTGTTTCTTTTACTTTAGGATTACCATACTCATCTCTGAAGATATCTAAGAACTCATATGCATATTCTTTCTCTTCTATTCTTCTGAGCTGTGCTCCCACTAAATGCTGCGGGAATATAGAGACCTTTCTGTGTGCAAATGCTTCTTCTATATTTCTAGGATGCTGTGAAACTTCTAACTGATAGTCTTCAGGTGGCATCTTTTTCTTACACTCCTCAAAATATTTATCAAGAGCTTCTAATGCTTCTTCTACTTGTGAGTTACCGTACTCATCTATGTAAGGTGGCATTGACCACTGTTCTGGAATAAACAATCCAGATACTCCATGTGAGTATTCTTTATCTATAAGATTAGTGTCTACTGCATAGATATCA